GGTTTAAGTCGGAGAACAGAATCAATCTTTAAAAGAAATATACAACAAGTAATTAAAACTACAGATCTCGGAGATTCGGCTCATAAAGAAAACTTAGTAACTGACCATTTTTACTACAAACGATTAAAAGAAAATCAGTCTGAAATAAGCGAAGTTATAAGTGTTACGTTAGGTGGAGCATTTAACTTACTAGGCTGGCTGACTACAAATAAAGTAAGTAACAAACAAAAGACTGTACCTGGAGTATTTGAGTTAGTTGTAGAAAATTCAAAAGAAGAAGTAGACTTACTTTTAAATAAAATTCAAACTCTTAAACGTCCGTTTAGTATGGATATACTTAGTTAAGTTTTTCTGGATCATTAACTTCTGCATCAACATTTATAACAGATTTATCATTTATAAGTTTAGCCATAATCTCTTCCCTACTCATAGTTAACGCATGACTTTGGTCTGCAGTTTGAAGTTCTTTCCTAGATTCAATATCCATTTTCTTTGATGTAATAGTAGTATTAGACTTTTTATCTTGTATAACAATTTTGTTTAATGTTTCTATAGCTCCAGAAGATGCTTTAATTAATTCTGCGAGGGATGATATATTTTCTGCTTCTGGCATATGATGAACTACTTCTTTCATATTGTCTATTAACTCTAGACTATCTTGAATTAACTTCGAAGAGTTTTTAATAACAAACTCCTCTACATCTTCTTTATTCAATTCTGGATGATCTTGAGCAGCTCGTTCTAACATCTTACTATCTGCAGGTATAGACTTAAGTTGCGAAATCAAATCATCCGGGTTAATATCATCCATAAAAATATTTACTTGAAAAATCTCTATTATATACTATATTTTGTGTATGAGTTCAAAAGAACAGCTTAGTATGAAGTTTGTAAAGACCCACGAAGACGCCAAACTACCAGAACGAGCCCATGATAGTGATTCAGGATATGATCTATATAGCGTATCAGAAGTTATTGTTCCTGGAAGAGGGTCAGTTGTAGTTCCTGTTGGTTTAACTCTAGGTTATTTGACTCCTGGTTGGTGGTTCCGTGTTGAACCTAGAAGTGGTTTAGGTTTTAAACATAACTTACAACCTCACTTAGGTATTATTGATAATGGTTACAGAGGAGATCTAGGTGTGAAGTTATACAACTTTAGTGATGTTAATATTACTTTAAACAAAGGTACAAAAATTGCACAATTAGTTTTGTATCCTCATGTAATAGCTAAAGTTGGTTTTGTAGATGAAGTAGTAGAGGCTGATCGAGGAGATGCAGGTTTCGGTTCTACTGATTATAAATCAGATATGGATACAGATAAAATGTCTATTTATGATAATTTTAAAGAATACCCATCTGCATGAACGTATCTGATATATGGTGTGAGAAGTACAGACCAAGTACTTTAAAAGAAATTGTACTCAATCCGAATACTCGTAATTATTTTAATAAAGTACGAGAGGATAAGAATATACCTAATGTTATGTTCGTTGGAAGACCTGGTATTGGTAAAACTTCTTTAGCGAAGATCATAGTATCAGATGTTCTCAATTGCCAGTATCTCTACATCAATGCGTCAGATGAAAACGGAATAGATACTATACGTACAAAAGTTCTAAACTTCGCGCAGACAAAGAGTCTCTTTGGGAGCATTAAGGTTATAATACTTGACGAGTGCGATGGTCTATCAATTGATGCTCAAAAAGCTCTTCGTAATTCTATAGAAGAGTATCATGACTTAACTCGGTTTGTGCTCACAGCTAATTATAAACATAAGATTATACCAGCTCTTCAGAGTAGGTGTCAAATATTTGATCTCAATCATGATAAGAACGAATATATTACTAAGTTGATATCAATTGTTAAAGCTGAAGAAGTAAAGATTAATAAAGAAGATTTTACTAATATTGTTAATAGTTGCTACCCAGATTTTCGAAGAGGTATTAACGCTCTACAAAAGTATGCTTTATCAGGAGGTAAGGAAGGTATATTTGGAGACATATCTGAACTTTTTGATGGTTTAATAGATCTTTTACGAAATAAAAAATATACAGCTATAAGAAAGTTTATTATTGAGAATGAAACTGTCTTTAATAACGATTATGATGTTTTATTTAAGAAGTTATTTGATTATATTTTTGATTCTTCTATAGATGTAGACAAAAAGAGAGACTGTCTTTTAACAGTCTCTAGATATTTTTATCAGAATAGTCAATGTATTGATCAGGAGATCAACTTCTATTCTTGTATCCTTGAACTAAGCGTTTAAATACTTCGCAGTAGTTAACTTATAATCTCCGTTAGGTACTTTAGTTTGCTGACCAACATCAATCGCTGCATCTTCTACTTCTTCAGGTTTTAATGTAGTGGGATCTTTTTGATCGTTAGTAGGATCTTTTTGAGTACCACGGGCATCTGCAGAAGATATACTAAACTCCAATAATTCTAAAGGAATAGTTAAGCTGTTTTGATATAACCCTGGGGCGTATTCTACTGCAATATCTGCTAATTGAGTTTGGGTATCTGTTGTACCTGTCTCATATACAGCTTTTTTAATAGTAGATAACATAAGAGGTTTACCTTGTTCTGATAAAGTTTTAATCTCTTGTATATAGTTTTGCCTAGCTTCATCAAGAGATTTATACCAATCTGAAGATTCGCAGTTACCTTTGATCTTAACATAATCCCCAGCAATAGGACCGGATTTTACAAATCGACCAATTTGTTGTTCAAATATAGTATCGAATTTACTCATTTAAATTATTTATTCTTTTAAGCCTTTTAAAATTAAATAATTATACATGGCTCTTAAATTAGATATCCTAAAAGATGTAAAGAATAGGGATAGTTATCGTAATTACTCTTATGCAGACTTACATTTAGATATAGAACTTAATAGTTTTCTCTCTAATAAAACTGTTGGCGCTAATAAAAACAATCAAGATTTAAAAATAAGTTATGATGAAGCTGCAATTTACAACTCTATAAGAAACACTTTTAATACTAAAAAAGGACAAAAAATATTATCTCCAAATTTTGGATTAGACCTAGAACAGTATTTGTTTGAGAATATATCAAAGGAAAATGGAGATCTAATAGGTAATACAATTTATGAAGAGTTATCGTTGTATGAACCCCGAGTTACAGTAGATAGTGTAGATATAATTGCACGACCTGATCAAAACGAATATAAAATTAGTATATCTATCATAATACCATCATTAAATAATAAAAAAGGGACCGCTAGCGGATTACTAACAGCAACAGGGTTTAGGTACACATAAAAATGGCAAAATATACACAATTCGATTTACCGACAGACGCATATGCAAGCTTTGATGCCCAAAGCTTACGAGATCTAATCATATCTAGAATTAATAACGACACCAATATTAATTTTACAGATCAAAACTTTGAAGGTAGTAACATCTCTGCGCTTATAGATATTATTTCATACTCATATCATACTTTATTGTTTTACTTAAATCAGACTAGTTCAGAGAGTAATTTTAATGATGCAGAGTTATATGAAAATATAAATCGCATAGTCAAACTTATTGATTATAAACCTGTAGGTAAACAATCAAGTGTGTTACCAGTGAACATAAAAGGTACAAGTGATTTATCTGCTGGTTACTATACGGTACCTAAATTTACGTTTGCAAGCACCGGAGGTAAAACATTTACCTTCACTAACGACCTTACATTTGAAAAGGTAACATCTGAAACAGAAACTATTACAGCAACAGGTAACCAATTATTATATGAAGGAACTATAGAAGAATACCCTATAGTTAATCCTATAGGAGAAAAATTTGAAACAATAAACTTATTACCAGGTGGTAATGTAATAATAGATCACTTTAATATATTTGTTTATGTTAAAGAAACAAATGAAGAAAATAAATGGTATACTTGGAAAAGAGTACCTAGTATATTCTTAGCAAATGCAAATGAAAGAGTTTTTGAAATTAGATATAATGAAAATAAAAACTATGAATTAAAATTTGGTAATAATGTAAACGGTAAAAAGTTAAACAGCGGAGATCAAGTCGCAATTTATTATATCAAATCCTCTGGGGAAGTCGGCAAGGTTACCAAAAATACATTTGTTGATAGTTCAATTAACATTTATAATACTTCTCAATACGATACTATATGGGCAGATATAAAAGATACATCATTAAATTATCTTGGAATAGAATCTGTATTAAATGTTAATATTAATAATACTGAAGATAGTACAGATTTTGGAGAAGAAGAGAATACTAATGAAATCAAACAAAACGCTCCAAGGTTCTTTAGTTCAGAATATAAACTAACTACGAAAGGAGATTATAAAAGTTTTATACAACGAAACTATAAAAACTTAATTTACGATGTAACGGTACAAAATAATAGTGATTATACTAATGACTATTTAAAATATGTTAATGATGAGTTAGGTCTAACAGATTATACATTAGATACAAACGCGCTTTTTAATCAATTTTATTTTGCAGATAGCGCAGATGCAAATAACATATATCTAACTATTGTACCGAATTTGCGTAAAAATAAAACAGTAGTAACTCGTTCTAATTATCTTTCTAATTCTCTAAAAGAAAAAATACGAAGCGAGATCGAAGATTACAAATTACTTAACAGTGAAATTGCTTTTATTGATCCAGTATACTTAAACTTAGATTTATCTTTATCCTTCTCTAGCGAGACAAATAAAACATCTTATAAAGATTATACATGTTTGGAAATAAGCAGAAGTTCTCGTTCTCTAATAAACGAAGAAGATTTAAAAACAAAAGTATTTAATACTATAACAACCTATATAGATTCTATAAAACTTGGAGGTTTAATAGATGTGAGATTTTTGAATAACGAACTTGAAAAGATTAAAGGTATAGAGAAAATAGAAACAATAAGAACTGATGTAGAAGGATCTGGTGTACCTGGTCTTTCTTTATGTATTTTTAACCCAATTTATAATGGAAGAGATATAAAAAATATTGATACTAGATGTCAGTTAAAACCTTATCAAATACCTTATATAGAAAATTCAACTTTATTTAAAAACAAAATTAAAGTAAAATCATCAACTAGTAACAATAGAGTCGTTGAATATTAATGTCTAATCCACTAACCAACACTCCTGATAGTATACCAGTACCGATAACTGTTACTGTTAATACATCAGCCTCTCCTCCTCCTATTGATGTGACTAAAGTAGAACCATTATCAACTAGTCAAGCCGGTTTTACTAGAATATCTAATTTTACCTTTGCTGCAGATTTAACAGGTACTAGCTCTTCAATTATAGATAATTTTGAACCTAGATTATCTAATACTAACGCAGTATGGGATTTTGGAGATGGTTATACTCTTAGCGCCGCTAACACTACTACAACTACTCATAGATATAAAGTACCTGGTATATATAAAGTATCAATGTATTTCTTTAACGAAGAAGGTAATACTAATATTAACACAGTTACTAAATCAGTATCAGTTTACAATCATGTACCGACTAATGTAGCTATTAGTAATAATTATGTTGCTTCTGTTTCTGCTGCTCAATTTCCAGCAGGATCAAAAAATAATTTGTTTAAT